CCGAGGCGTTTCTGGCGAAGACCCCGGCTGCTCAAGTTCGCACTTTGAGCGAATTGGTGAGGACGCGGCAACGCACCGAGCCCGCCAACGGCAAGCGCACCCGGGTGCAGCTCGAAGAGGACGAGGAGGCTCCGGAGCCGCTGCGACCGCTGCGCGGACAGGGGCGAATCGAGGAAGGGCTTGGGGACGACGTCCCCGATGATGTATGGTTCCAGCGCTTCAAGGATCGCGTCCTCGACAAGCCGAGACCCCACTAATGGCTGCAGATCTGTTGACGATTCAGTCGATCACCAAGGAGGCGATCAAGCGCTTCCGGGAGAGCAGCCCGCTCGTCAGTCAGCAGTCGCTCGCAGAGTATTACCTGCAACAGGGGATCCTGCAGAAGGCAATTGCACGCATCGTGGGGGACGTGCCTGACGCTCCGATCTGGCAGCAAACGGCTACCGAGATGCTGGAGCAGGTCCGGGCCAAAGAGGCGCAGATAGCTCCGGGGCTGGCTGAGCTGAACGAGATCTACGGGAGCCCTCTGCCGGCTCCCCCGCGCAAGCCGCGCAAGCCGCGTGTCAAAGCGGCCCCCAAGCTGTTAGCTCCGAGCTGGCCGCCGAGGCGTGAGCTGATCTTCGAAGAAGAGGTCGCTCCGGTTGAGGTCAGTGTCCCCGAGATCGCTATCACTGTCGTCTACGGTCACATGCTCGTGCGGCATCACTCTCCTGAAGGTTTCGTCTGTCAGGCACGATAGTCTGATCGCCCTCCAGCAGGCGTAAAAGGCTGAGAGGCTCGTAATCCGGCATCGAGCACCGGACCCGGATGTCCTGCCGCTTTTAGCGGTGTGCTCTCTCCGAACCCGAACCCGCCGCCCCGGAAAGGCATGGCGACAACTTCCTGCGTCGAGCCATCGGCGCTACCGGACATCTTAAATGCCGAATAATATTCTCACGATCAGCATGATCACTCGTGCTGCCGTCAGGATTTGGAAGAACACGAACTTCTTCCTGCAGAACATCTCGACGCAGTACGACAACCAATACGCTCGGGAAGGTGCGAAGATCGGCACCGCGCTGAGGATCCGCCTCCCGAACGAATACACCGTGCGCCACGGGGCCCCGGCTCAGCCGCAGGACACCGTCGAGCAACAGGTGGTCATGACGCTCGCCACCCAAGACGGGGTGGACGTCTCCTTCAGTTCGCTGGAACGGACGATGCAGATCGACGACTACGTCGAGAGAGTGCTCGCGCCGAAGATTGCGTTTTTGACGGCGGACGTTGCCTACACGATCATGGCCGGCATCGCCGAGGGTGGGGTCGCGAACTTCGTCTCCAACGTCGATGGGGCGGGGGCGATTGCCCATCCCACCCAACTGCAGGCACTGCAGGCCCGCGCCATCCTCATGAACCAGTCGGCACCTCCGGGGGCCCGCAAGCTGGTCATGAATCCGAACACGGGCGCGGTGATGGTGAGCACCCTGACCGGCTTGCTCAACCCGGTCCCGACAATCTCCCGCCAGTACATGGAAGGCACCATGTACGACGCCCTCGGGTTCAAGTGGTTCGAGGATCAGACGACGATCAACCACACGACCGGGACGTTCACTGCCGGCACAGTGGCCGGGGCAGGCCAGACCGGCACTGCCATCTTGGCGACCAATGCCATCACCGGGACCCTCCTCGCGGGGGACTTCATTACGATCTCCGGTGTGTTTGGGGTGAATCGGCTGACCCGTCAGTCGACCGGCAGGCTGCGGCAGTTCGTGGTGACCGCTAACGTCCTCACCGCTGCCACCTCGATTCCGATCTATCCGGCTCTGGTGGGTCCGTCGGGCATCAACCCGGTTCAGTACCAGACGGTGACGGCATCGCCGCTTGCCAGTGCCCCGATCAGCTTGGTGAACCTCCCGAACGAGATCTACACCAAGAACATCGCCTACACCCCCGACGCCTTCACAATGGCGACGGCGGATCTCGAACTCCCGGAAGGTGTCTGGGAGCGCAGCCGAGCCCAGTTCGATGGCGTCAGCATGAGGTCGATCTTGGCCTACAACCCGCAGACCGACCAAGCCATCGACCGTTTGGACGTGCTCTTCGGCTTCCTCGCCGTCCGGCCCGAATGGGCAGTCGTAGTAGCAGACACGCCGTAGGCACTGTCTGCGACCCGACCGCTCAGGGGAGAGGGACCCCCAGACCCCTCTCCCCAATCTCTCAATAAGGATCCACACAATGGAAAATATCGGCATGCCCGACGGCTCGGTGATCACGCCCGAGATGATCGCCGCCGCCATGCAGTTCATCGCTAACCAGCAGTCCCAGACGCGGCCCCGCCCGACGGGGCTCCTCCCGCCGAACATGATCCGGGGCGTCAATCCCAATTACCGTTACGAATACCGGGAATACCCGAAGGCTCTGATCCCGCCGGATGTCATCGTCTCGAATCGGACGGAGGAGAGCGTCTGCCGGGTCAGGTGGCAGGAGCCGCTTCCTTGGCCGACCAACAGCCCCGAAGGGCGTGAGCTGATCGAGCAGTACTACGCCCGACAGGAATACCCCAAGCGGATGACGCCGCCTCCTGTGGCCGCGAAGGACGCCGCCGAGGAGGCCTCCTACCGGGCCGCGTGGCGCGAAGACTTCGGGGACGTCGACATCTATCCGATGTGGATGTTTCACGCGACCAATCAGCCGGTACTGGTCGGCAATCGCCAGCAGAAGGAAGCGCTCGGCGACGGCTGGTTCCCGAACCTGATGGACGCTTGGAACCACGTTCGCGGAATCCGTCCGGAGCAGACCCCCGACAGCGAGGTGGAGCGGGCCGACCTCATGCTGCGAGCCGACGCCCTCGGTCTCGCCTACGACATGCGGATCCAGCTCGGTCTCCTTCGCCAGCAAGTGGAGACGGCAGAAGCCAAGGCCGCGTGACATGCCAACCGCTCGGGACATCATCACGCAGGCGTATGATGACGCCGGCATCAGCGGCACTGGGCTGACGCTCAGTGCCCCGTTGATCAACAAGGGCTTCAAGAGCCTCAACGATCTCTTGGCGCAGTGGCAGGGGACGAGGTGGATGGTCTACCACCTCAACCCCATCGATCTGCCCATGACCGGGGCCACCAACTACTCTGTCGGCCCCGGGGGGCTGTTCAATCTCACTGCTCGCCCGGACCGGCTGGAAGCGGCCCGGATCATTCAGAAGAGCCCTCCGCCGCCCAATGATGTCGGCTGGCCTCTGAAAGAGATCGGCTCGATGGAGGGCTACAACAACATCCGAATGCAGCATCTCGGGTCGTTCCCGCAGTTCTACTTCTACGACTCGGACTTCCCCCTCGGCTTTGTCTACTTCTGGCCCCTGCCGTCCTCGCTCTATACGGCGAGGATCATAACCAAGGAGATCCTGCCGCAGTTCGTCACCCTCAACGACGACATCGGTCTGCCGGGGGTCTACTTCCGGGCTCTGCGCTTCACCCTTGCGGAGGAGCTGCGGATGGCGAACGGAATGCCGGAACGGCCAGACCTGAAGGAGAAGGCGACCGGGGCCCGGGAGGTGATCAAGGTGGCGAACTTCCAATTGCCAGTCCTTGAGATGCCGGAAGAGCTGGTCCGTCGCGCCAACTACAACGTCTTCTCGGATAATACGATCTGATGCCGCAGGTCCCGATCCTCGGCGGAGCCTACCAGTCGCGGGCGATCATCGCGTCGTCACAGCGCTGCATAAATTTGTACCCCGAGGGGAATGACGACAAGCAGGCCCCGGCTCCCGTCACCCACTTTCCCACGCCGGGGCTGGTGCGGTTCGGGGCCCCGCCTGTCGAAGATGCCGGTCGCTGCATCTACGCCTCCTCCCGGGGGCAGTTGTTCGAGGTGGTTGGAGGCAACGTCTACTTCGTCAGCCCGGCGAGCCAGTACACGCTGCTCGGGACGATCCCGAACGGGATCACCCCGGTGAACATGGCTGACAATGGGAACGTGATCCTGATGGTCGACGGCTCTCTGCAGGGCTGGGCCATCGACATGACCAGTCTCGCCTTCAAGCCAGTCAACGATCCTTATTTTCTCGGCGGCTCGCATGTCACCTACCTCGATGGGTTCTTCATTCTGAACGTGCCGAGTTCTCAGGTGGGGGTGCCGGGATTCGGTCGCCGTTGGTACATCAGCCTGTTCGCGGTGACGTTCGACAATCTCTGCAACGGGGTGATGGCGTCCCCGCCTACCTACTTCGCCTTCGATGCCAATGATTGGGCCACCAAGGGCGGATATCCGGACCCGGTTCTTGGCGTGATCGCCTGCCACCGTAATCTCTGGATCGTCGGCTCTCTCTACAGTGAGGTCTGGTACAACACGGGCGGGGCTGACTTCCCCTTCTCGATCATTCCCGGAGTCTATGTCGAGCACGGGGTCATCGCGCCCTACTCGATTGCCTCGCAGGACTTGGTGGTCTTCTGGCTGACCCGGGACCGCTACGGCATCGGGATGGTTCTTGAGGGGGACGCCTCGTTTCAGGTGAAGCAGATCTCCCCTCGGGGGCTGGAGGCAATCTTCGCCAGCTTCGAGACGATGTCGGACGCCATCGGGGCGGTCTACGACACTATGGGGCACTTCTACTACGTCCTCAGCTTCCCGTCGGTCGGCCGCACCTTCCAGTATGAGAAGAATACGGGGGAGTGGAACGAGCTGGCCTACACCGCGCCCAACGGTCTGCAGCGGCACCGGGGGCAGGGATGGGCGCAGGCCCACGGCAAGCTGCTCTGCTACGACTATGACAACGGCCGCCTCTATCAGATGGACTCCGGAACGTTCACCGACGACGGGGCCCCGATCACTCGCGTCCGCACGATTCCCCACCTCGTCAACGAGGGGAAGCGGGCAATCGTCAACCGGCTGATCGCCGATCTGCAGGGCGGAACGCTGGGCGGCAATCTCGCTCCGAAGTGCTTTCTCCGGGTCAGCACAGACCGGGGCGGATCTTTCTCAGACCCCATCGAGGGGATGTTCGGCGACACGGGCGACTATGCCGGGATGCCCTTCTGGACGAACCTCGGGATTGCCCGGGATTTTGTTTTCGAGCTGAGCTGGAGTGCCCCGATCAATACGGCGCTCAACGGGCTCTTCATCGAAGTAACCCCGTCTGACTACTGATGTCGCACGAGTCGGCCCCCCTGAGCCTGCCGATCCGTCTGGTGCCGATAGCGGACCCGGACACTGGCGAGGCAACCCCGCCGTGGTACGGCTTCTTCGTTAGGCTGGTCTCGCTGGCTCCTCCCTTCGAGCAAATCACGGTTGGCGCGTCTCCCTTCACCGTGAGGACCAACCACCCCGGACATTTTCTTATCATTGGGAACGTCACCCGGATCGATCTCATCCGGGGGAGGATCACGATAGGCCCGACTGGCCTGACCACTGGAATGATCCCGGTCGCGACCGGCGACTTCATGAAGATCTCCTATACGGTACTCCCCGTGATTTGGTTCATCGCAGGAGGAGTGCCGACATGACTGATAAACCGACACCGCTTGAGATCATTCACGCCGACGAGCCCGTGCTGGAGTTCCGTCTGTCGAACGGCTTCACGGCGCGGGCCCGGCTGGCACTGACGGCCGCGTGGGAGATGCCCGGAGATCTGGACGTCTTCGGCTGCCCGCCGGTTCAGGTGAACTACCAGATTCTGGTGATGGGACTGATTCCAACCCCCAAGAGCAATTGATCGAGTTCAGAGAAGAGCACTGGGAAGAGGTCCGGGACGAGTTCTTTGCCCGGTTACCGGAGCACTACGCGGAGGCCTTTCAGGACGATGCCTACGACCCGATCATCGAAGAGTACGACTTCATGGGGAAGCATGGGCTCATCTGCTTCGTCGCGGCGCGACGGGAGGGGGAGCTGGTTGGCTACATGCTCTGGTGCATTCGCTATCACCTCCTGCAGCGGACCGTGCTGTGGGCAGTTCTCGACAACTATTGGCTCCAGAAGGACGCCCGGGGCCCCCGGGTGGCACAGCGCATGATCAAAGCAGCCGAGACGATCCTGCGGGCGCGGGGTGTTCGAAAGGCGTATGCTATGGAGAAGGCGGGCGGCCGACTGTTCGATTCCTGTGGGTGGCGAGCCAAGGAACTCGGGTTCCTTCGGGAGCTGCGCCCATGAGTGTCGCCGCCAGTATGCTGATCGGGGCAGGCATAAGCTCTATCGCCCAGATCTTCGCCTCGCAAGCCGCCGCCCATGCCCAGACCAAGGCCGCGCAGGCGGGCATCGATGCCGAGCTGGCGATGTTCGGCATCACCAAGGCCGGGCTCCAGCCTTATGCGGATGCTGGCAATGTAGCGCTCGGCAAGCTCCTCTACGGGACGCCCGAGCAGAAGGCGACCCCGGAGACGTGGACGAAGCCGGGCGTGCCCGCGATCTACACCGACAACAAGGGTGTCACCCATAGTGTCCCGGCTTCGGCGCAACTGACCGCCGCACAGAAGGCGGCGGGCTGGAAGCTGACTACGCCCGGGGCCGCACCCACGACCATAACCATGCCGCATGGGTACACCCAGACGGCTGCGGTCAAGGCGCAGTGGCGGAACCCGCAGGGGCAGACTGTCGAGATGCCTGCGACGTGGAAACCGGGGCCCGCGCAGAAGGGCTGGGTGCTGACCAAGGCAGGCGCGGTTGCGGGGCATCCCATAGGTTCAACGTGGATCGGGCCGAACGGGCAGACCGTCACGAAGGCGTGGAATTTCAAGCCACCTGCGGGACAGGAGGCGAACTGGAAGCTCGTAAAGCCCGGACAGGCCCCAACCAGCGGCTTGAAGATGACGGACGCTGGACAGGTGGCGCAGGCTGCCACGCCCGGGAAGCTCGACGAGTACCTGAAGCCCATCAATATCGATCTGGCAAAGCTGGAGAACACCCCCGGGTATCAGTTCTCCATGCAACAGGGACTGAAGGCGCTTCAGAACAGGTTGACGGCTGGCGGGCAGGGTGAGTCCGGGGCCGCCTACAAGGGGGCGATCAACTACGCCTCGGGCCTCGCACAGCAGACCTTCCAGCAGGAGTTCCAACGGCAGATGGCTCAGAAGGAGATGGGCTACAACATGCTGATGGGCCCCTCGCAGCTCGGCGAATCCGCCGCTGCCGGGGTGGGTACGGGCGCGATGGCCGCCGGGTCGAACGTCTCCCAGAGCCTCGCCAACATCGGCTCGGCGCAGGCCGGGGCCCTCACGTCTGCCGGGTCCGCCGTAGGGGACTTCGGTGGCAGCATCACATCCTCGGTTCTATTGCCGGCGATGATCGCCGCTTCTCAAGCCGGTAAGACGCCGCCGCCCGGCAGCACCACTGGAGCCTGATCATGGCTGAGATGGACTTCTCGATGTACAAGACCCGTCCTCGGACGGATCCGCTGGAGCAGGTCGGCAAGATCGTCGGGATTTCTCGGGGGCTTGCGGAACAGAAGCTCATCGGGACGCAGACCACCGAAACAGAGACGAACATCCAGAAGCTCCAGCAGGCTATTGGATGGACCGCCCTGCAGAACATGGGGTCCCTCTACGGCACTTGGACTGTGGGGCATCCCGGGCAGGAGATGTCTGACGAGCAAGCGGTCACGCTGTTCCAGCAGATGAACAACATGGGACAGATCCCGGATCCTAATCAGCTCAAAACGCTAATCCGGATGGGGAAGACCTTCCCCGGAGGCTATGGCGGGCTCGCCCGCACACTGTATGAAATGGCGATACCTCCGGGACAACTGACCGAGGGCCCCGTGGTGAATGGTCAGCCGACCAAGAAGCCCACGGCGGCTTTCATTGAGGACTCACAAGGTGGAGGTGCTGGCGGCCCCACTCCTGCGGCCCC